AAGGTCGGACATCTGGTACCCGTACTCGGCCAATTCGATCACGTAATTGCTACCGATCTGATAGAGCATGTCATGGACACCAAGAGATTCCTCGACAATCTACACCTCTTCACGACCCCTGACGCTACGCTCTACTTGACAGCGCCCAACGCACGAAGTCCTTACTGGTGGAACGTCTTTCTTGGTAGAATGAACGCAGGGAAGACCTGCCATGATCACATCTGCTGGTATGAACTTGCGACACTGAAAGAAGCACTCTCACGGTCAGGCTTCAAGGTAGATGAAGCCTTCCACTGCACACAGGGCCCGGACAGAAAGGCCGCACAGCAGCTAGGAGTTGACTGGCAAGACTGGATGGGGTTCAAGCTATACGTTGTCGTTAGGAAGGTGAATAATGAGTGAGATAATCCCACTCGACATCGAGCAGTCTGTAGTAGAGCCTATACAGGTTGACCTAGACAAACTACCGGAGAGAAAGGAACAACACTTCGGTGAGAACCCTGTCCAGGTGAAAAGTAGGAAAGCGCGGGAAGGAGCTTTTGTTGTTGAGGACGAAGAAGAGGAAGAACTGCTACAAGACATCCACGAGAAGGATGTCCCCTTTAAGTGTCCATCCTGCCGTATAGTTGTAGAGCCCGGCGAGGCTGACCCGTGTATGGGTAGTCTGCCCGGGGTCAAGCTAGCATGCTGTGGACACGGTTCCGGACAGGGATACATCATGTTTGAGAACGGGGCGTCCCTTGTATTCCAAGGCCCACTTATCAGGGTCAACGTAGATCCCAAGGAACAGGAGAGCGAAAGCGAACCTGTAGTGGAGTAATGTGGAGACAATTGAGAAGTCCTGCAAGGGATGTGGCATGATGCGTACCCTAGAGAAGATTGATTCACTCACACAGGTTTCCGTTGGTCCCGATCCCTGTTGGGGCGACCTGCCTGGCGTTAAGTCCGCATGCTGCGGACACGGTGAAACGAGAGGATATATCCAATTTGATAACGGAATAATCCTTAGATTAAAGCTCATCCAAGTAGAAAAAGCACCCAAGGAGTAAACGTGAAGCACTTAACGAATCGCTTCAAGCATTACTGCTGCCAGCTTTGGTGGTGGGATGTGAAAGACCTACTGAAGTTTTACGAAGAGCATTACGAACAGGAGCATCATCGTGAGACTCAGAGGCTCATCGAACTGAGATACTGCCCTTACTGCGGTAGCGAGAAGCCTGAAGTAAAGCACCTAGAACCTTTCCTATAAGGATTTGTAATGGAGATCACCCCGCTGACTGAGAAAGTGAGACCTCTCGAGGTTTACCCCAACGAGTTTAAGAGCTTCGATACCTGTCTTAAGAAGTTCCGTAAGCTAGTTGATAAGGACGGTAAGCTCAGGCTTGTTAGAGAGAGAGCACGAGGATATGTGAAGCCCTCGAAGAAGAAACACGACAAGAAACGAAGAGCGCAACATATAAGAAAGATGGTCCAAGAAGAGAAGCAACGTGATGCCTCAAGGAGATCGTAGTGGATCCGGAACTTCAACAAGCACAAGATTTCATGCTCCAGTCCAGACACGACATCAGGTACTGGAACGAGGCGACTTTCGGTAACAAAGAACAACCCTGGTCCAAGCAATGGGACATCTGGGAAAGCATCAGAGACTACCGAAGGACTGTAGTGAAGGCCGGACGTGGTATCGGCAAGTCCTTTATAGCGGCACGGGCTGCTCTATGGTTCCTCTACTGTTACCCGGGCTCACTGGTTATCACTACAGCACCGACTGCTAGACAGGTAGATGAGATACTGTGGAAAGAGATCCGGACCCAATACAGGCTTACCCACTACGACCTAGGTGGGAAGCTATATCCTGGAAGAGCCGAACTAAAGCTGGATGATGACTGGAAAGCCATTGGCTTTACCACTCAAAAGGGTGATAAAGACTCCAAGATGTCCGGTTATCATGCCGAATTTGTGCTGATTATCATAGATGAAGCGGCCGATTCTGGCCTAGATCGCCTCTTTGATGATGCTGAAAACATCTGTGTGAGTGAACATTCTCGCATTTTAGCTATTGGAAATCCGATCGATCCGAAGTCACGGTTCGCTAAATGCTTCTCTGAACCGGCCGGAAATGAGCTTGCGGGATGGAATAAGATCTCCATCTCAGTGCTAGAGTCACCCAATGTAGTAGCCGGCAAACAAATCTATCCGAAGATGACGTCATTAGAGTGGGTAGAAAGTTGCAAGCGTAAATGGGGTGAAGACTCATCCATGTATCGATGCAACGTGCTGGCAGAGTTCCCGGAGGAGGGAGAGGATACAGTAATACCTCTCTGGGCGATCCTGGCAGCAAGAAAAAGAACAATAGAAGATATAGAAGAGGCAGGAGAGATACCTAAATATAATAGTTTAGGCGTTGACGTTGCCAGATATGGCAACGACATGAGTATTGGCTATCATCTTGATGGTCCTTATGCCCGTAAGGTCTTTCAGTTAAGTAAGAAGGACACATATCAAGTCGGGCAGAAGATCAGTGAACTTAATAGTGAAAGGGCCTTTAAAAGAATCAATGTAGACGATGACGGTGTTGGTGGAGGAGTTACAGACCACCTCAGAAGAGTTGCAAAACTTCGGACTGTAAATCGTATCCTTTCAGGTGGAAAATCTAGCAATCCGAAGTTCCTTAATAAAAGAACAGAGCTTATCTGGAAATTAAAAGAAAGGTTCGTTGATAAACAGGACATCATACTTGAAGATGAAGAGGTTGGTATCCAACTCGCCGCCTACAGATACGAGTTTGTACCAAAGGGCGATCATGGTGTCTACAAGCTAGAAGAGAAAAAGAAAACTAAAAAGAGGCTGAAGAGGAGTCCGGATGATGCCGATGCTCTGATCTATGCCTCAGAAGATAAGAAAACCATAGATTGGTCTAAGTGCGTACATTTTACATAGGGATCCCGCAACTATGAAGCTAAAACAAAGAGTCCTCAGATGGCTAATTGACGATAACGAGGGCAAAGACGCTGTTGCTCCTACCGCAAAGAGTTGGGACAGCATCTTCCTCCGAGGTCTCAATGCCAATCAAGGGAAAATAACAGGTAGGGAGTATAAGACCTCTTCAACTGTTTACCTGGCCCTTAACAAGATCTCTAACAACATCGCTTCCGTACCATTCGTCTTCTATAAAGGAGACCAACAGGTCTTCGATACCCCAATGGACAAACTCTTCGACAGGCCCAATCCGCAAACGTCGAGGTTTCAGCTCTTTGAGAGTACCGTAATCAATATGGGTTTGTACGGCGAAGCCTTCTGGCTTCTCAATGAGTCTATTGGAATGGTAAATGGAAGACCGGGTGCTATTCCAGCAGAGATCTACGTCATCAATCCGAAAGAGATGAAGCATGTAGTCGATGATCAGGGTACATTGACCGGATGGGTTTACAATAATACACTCCCATTAGAGCTTAATCAGATCGTACACTTCAAACTCTACAATCCGTATGATCCATACCGTGGTCTGGCGCCGCTAGAAGCGGCTCGTATTGCCCTTGATACTGACTATGAAGCTAGCCGGTACAACAAATCATTCTATGAGAATGATGCTACACCTTCTCTGGTGGTTGAAATCCCCGGAGATGAACCCATGGAGAACGATGAGTTTCTACGTCTGAAGACACAGTTCGAGAATCGACACAAGGGATCTGCCAATGCAAGAAGGGTAGCCTTCGCCCAGGCCGGCATGAAGATTAAGCCGCTGGCAGTTACCCAGGATGTGATGCAGTATATCGAATCGAGGACTTTCTCTCGAGACGAGATCTTAGCAGTCTTTGGTGTACCTAAGTCTGTAGCTGGCTTCACCGAAGGACTCAACAGGGCTACCGCACTCGCCCAGAAACGATCTTTCTGGATTGAGACACTCCTACCTTACATGACTCTTATCCAAGAGCAGCTTAATCACTCCTTATTTTCAATCTACTCTCCAGAGCTCAAGGGTGTCTTTGATAGAGATGCCATTGAGGAGCTGAGGGCTGATCTGGAGAAGAGAGCCAAAGTTGCCAGAGAATACTTCGGCTTGGGGATCCCATTCACCGAGATCAACGATAGATTGAATCTCGGCTACGAACCGACTTGGGAGGGTGCTGAGATTGGCTTTGTACCTCTCAACTATACCACGATGGAGAACATTCTGAAGGAAGAGCCAGATCCCACTAATGTAGCTCAAGCAGTTGAGTCGCCGGTGGCAAACGTAGGGGAAGAGGTGCCAAAGTCGGTAGACGAACTTAAGACCAAGGCGTCCGCACTCGAGAAGAAGACGGTTGCCAAGTTTGCACGTTTCCTGTTCGAGCAACGCACCCGAGTACTCAAGGCTTTTGGTAACGGCTACGAGATGAATTGGGAGAAGGAAGATGAATACCTTCTCAGACTAGTATCCTCGATATTTGAAGAGATCTACACTGATGTACCCGAATTAAAGGATGCTAGACTCTCTAGACTCCTTAAGATAAACAAGAAGCTCAAAGAGCAAGTCGAAACGATGGACAATGAAGATGACCTCAAAGAGCTTTACAAGGTAGCACTTAAACGGACCAAGTTCCTGGCCCAGCATGAGTATGCTGCTGCCATAGAGGAAGTCGCAGTAGCGAAGATCGCATAAGGAGAACCATAAAATGTCAGAGAAAATGCTTATAAAGGCAATGGAGCTTACGGTCAAAGACTCCGATGCTGATGATCGAACCCTAGAGTTTGTCGGTTCGACCAGTAAATGGGACAGGGACGATGAGATTATCCTCTCATCTGCCTGGATGCTTGACCACTACAGGCAGAATCCCGTAGTTCTGTTTGCCCACGACCATTATCAGCCGCCTATCGGAAAGACTACCTCCGTTGGAGTGAATAAGGACGGAGAACTCAAGTTCAAGGTAAAGTTTGCTGAACCTGAGGTGTATGGCTTTGCAGATACCGTCTACAAGCTCTATAAGAATGGCTACATGAAGGCCGTTTCCGTTGGTCTCATGCCTTTGGAGTGGGAATACGGCAAGACTGCTGAAGAGCCATACCGTGTTATCACTAAGGCCGAGCTTTATGAGCTCTCTATGGTACCAGTTGGGGCCAATCCTGAA